TGCAAACCGGCAAGATAGACGTCACAAAGATCGACAAAGCATTCCTATTCAAAGGCAAAGCTGGAACGTATTTGGATATTGCGCTTATCCCAAACAAGTCTGGAAGAGACCAGTACGGTAACGATGGAATGATCGTTCAGTCTGTATCTAAGCAAGCCAGACAAGAAGGTAAAAAGGGAGCCATCCTCGGTAACTACTCGGACTTAGACCAACGACCCCATCCACAACAGAAGAAGGTTTCAGCTACTGATCCTCTTGGACCCGAAGATGACATCCCGTTCTGATTTACAACAAACCATTTTGAGCCATGACAAGCCATAAAGACGCAGAAGATCCAACACTCCTTGAAACGCCATTGTGTGATGCACAGATTGAAAAGCTTCGATCTCTGTATGACCCTCTGTTACTAGTGTTAGTGTTTCAATTTGCAAAAGACCTAGAGAGAGAGTTACGCAAAACAAGCTCACTGTGTATTGATTTATACAATCGTATTGAACAACTAGAGGAACAAGATTGATTTATGGGAGGACAACAAAAGTATCTGTGCAGGAAAGTGCAAGACGGAGAGATTGACAGCGAGGATCTGCTGGTCTCGCAAGAAAAGCTAACACTACTGCGTCAAGCTCCAGACATCTTCAAGAACGCTGTAGCTAAGGGTTGGATGAGTTACCCTGCTCAGATTGAATCAGACAGCGAGGAAGATGTCTCCAGTTGGTTAGGTCGCTACGACTGCGAACGCGCTTACGAGTATCGACAGGATGGGTTGACTTACAAAGAGATCGGTAAGCTCATGAAATGCGGTATCGCTCGTGTTGTTCACATTCTTAATCGTGGAGAAGAGATTGTACTACAGCGTAAAATCAATAGCATTGGCATAAAGCCTATTGATCTGCCGAATAAAGAGACAATCTCAAAGCATACAACAAGCAAGCGTCCTACTACAAAAGCAAAATCAAAGTAATATGCATAACAGTTGTGTAATAGGCTTTAACACTGCGGTGCCTACCAAAAAGCCCACCTTTATCAATAACGTAAGAAGTCTCCTGCCTCTGTCTAATACGCAGGTGATCGCGCGGGACCGATCTCCCTCCGCGATCAAACTCGCTATTGTATTATAAACCAAATGTCACTAGCTACCGACTACTTACTTTTGAACATCGGGCATTCCACCTTAAAGTGGCATCTTGAGCGCATCAAAAGCGGATCGTTCACCGTCGATCAAGTGGCTCTATTTTATCAACCAGACCCGAAGCAACCGACTTACAACACGGTCAAGAAAGGTCTGAACGAGTTGCTCAAGATGAAGCGCGATGAGCTTCCAATGATGTTGCGATGACCCAAAGCGAATACGTCAAACACAGCGGTCTGACCAAAGGTCGCGTTTCTCAGTTGGTCTCTAAAGGTATGCCTTTGGACTCAGCAGAAGCAGCGGACGCTTGGAGAGGCTCTGGAGCGCAAAGGAGGAAAGCTGCTATCGAAGCAAGCCACATTCGATCTGAACCGATAGACGGACCTTATCGACCACCGGAAGCCGAAGAGAAGGTTGATCGCTCGCAGGTGGCCAACGACACTCCGCAGGGAGCGTATGAGCGACAAAAGGAGATTGAGCGAGCAGCGTATGGTCTAGCCGTTGAAAGCCTTAGAGCGCGATCTCTGGACGCTGGACGCATGGTCTCGGTGCATTCCACCGCCGCCAAGAATCTCATTAACTCAAAACAGGACGTTCTGGATCTTGCAGAACGAGAGCGCAAACTGGTCTCTGGCGATTGGGTTAAGAAAGCCATGCTGGACCATGACGGGGCTGTGGCTCAGTTGTTAAAGTCGATGCCTAAGCAGTTGGCTGGACGCATTGCACCACATGACCCAGAACACGCTGAGCGGGAGCTAGAGCGTTGGGTCCAAGATGTTTGCCTCAAGACGTTGCACCAGACTGACCCATGGAAATCCTGAACTGCCAGAAGCCGCGAGGGTTGGAGGCTCTCCGTCAAAACAAGATCGCGCTGCGAGCCATTGAGCGTGACACGGTTCTACGGTTTTTGCCAATTGCAGATGACAAGCCTTCGCGCATTGATGGGTTCATCTGGAACCAAAACTCTGGCGTAATTACCGGAAGCTATGAGGTTAAATCTCGGAATTACGGACTAGCAAAGCTTGAGTCAACCTACGGCAATCAATGGATGATTTCATGGAGTAAGCTTCAAGCCGCTCTTGAGATTACGAAGCATTGCAAGATTCCGTTCTGGGGAATCCTGCACTTGGAACCAGACGGTCTGGTGCTGATGATTGAAATCTTCAACGAAAACGCAACTTGGGGCTGCAACGTGCAGTTGCGAGACAAGCTAATGGATGGAGTCAACGAGCGTATGGCGTTCTTAAACATGGCTGAGGCTCGAAAGCATCGGATTGAAGAATCCAATACGGAGTTGTTCTGATGCTTGATCTACAGCGAGAAATCCTAGAGTTCCGTCGTCAGATTTACCGTCCATCTCCACGGCAAACGGTTGTCGAGTGGAGTGAAGCCAACCTGACGTTGACTCAGCGGCAAACGGAACATCCCGGACCTTTCTCAACCGCTGTTCGTCCGTATTGCCGAGAACCATTGGAATGCTGGAAAGATCCGTCAGTGTCTGAGGTTACGCTCTGCTGGGGATCTCAGACCAGCAAGACCACCACTTTGATGGCTGGTCTAGCGTGGGCAATTGACACAGAACCTAGCCCTGCTTTGTGGCTAATGCCTTCAGAGAATCTGGCTCGAAGCTTCAGCAAATCGCGCTGGATGCCATTGCTGGAAGATTGTCCCGCATTGGTTGCGCGGTTCCCAACGGATCAAGACCAGATGACGAATCTGGAGCAGCAATTTGACCGATGTACTCTGACCTTTGTCGGTTCAAACTCACCGGCAAATCTAGCTTCCCGTCCGGTGCGAATCTTGGTCGCAGATGAAGTGGACAAATTCGCTGAAGCAACAGCGAAAGAAGCTGATGCGCTGGACCTCGCAGAGCAGCGGCTTAAAGCGTTCAGCAGTTCCAAAGCGTTCTTTACTTCAACTCCGACAACCTCAGAGGGAAGAATCTGGCAGCGTTATCTTAGGGGCGACCAGCGACGGTATTACATCCCATGTCCGCATTGCGCGGAATACATCAAGCTGGAGTGGAAGCAAGTCACTTGGGACAACGCGAAGACTGAAGAAGGAAGGCCAGACTGGCAGCAAATACGGACATCTGCTCACTACGTTTGCCAACTGTGTCAGGGTAAGATTTCGGATTCCCATAAAGTGGCAGCGTTGCGCCATGGGAAGTGGATTCCCGAGAATCAAGCGAGCTTGCCGAGTGTCCGATCTTACCACTTGTCGTCTCTTTACTCCCCAGACCGCAAATGCACTTGGGGACACTTGGCCGTCTCGTTCTTGGAAGCCAAAAGCTCAATGATGGGATTGCAGGGATTCATCAACGGTATGCTCGCGGAACCGTGGGAAAATCAAGAGTCGCAACAAGAGCGGGTTGAGATCGTGTCCGATGCTGGACTCCCTGAAGCCAGACGCTACCTAACCGCCGACGTGCAAGCCGCTGCTCCGTTTATCTGGTGGGTCTGCCGAGAGTGGAGCAAAGGAAACTCCCGTTTGGTTGCTGCCGGTCACGCTGATGACTTCGCTGCATTGCGAAGAGTGCAATTGCAATACAACGTCCACGACATGGACGTTGGTGTTGATTCCGGTTTCAACACTCAAGCTGTCTATGATGCTTGCGCTGAGTTCTCACAGAGTAGCGTCAATCCCATCACATATCCCTGCGGTCTCCGTTATCCGCCAGAGGGAGGGTTGAGAAAGCCCATGCTTATCGGTTGGATGCCGATGAAGGGACGCGAGACTGGAGCGCGATTTACCAGCAAGACTGGCGCAATCCATCCGTTTGGCATTACGACTTCAACGTCAATGCGGACTGATGCGGTCCAGCCTCTCTTGGTCTTTGACACTGAGCATATGCGAGAGGTTCTCCAGCGGCTCCGTAAAGGGTCCGAAAGTCATCAATGGACCGTTTGCAGTCTACCCGCACCGCTTGAGGCTGAAGGAGCATTTGCGAGCGATTCAGACACCTACTGGAAGCACTTGGACTCTCACGTTCTAAAACCAACAGCTAACAGAGCGGGAAGAATCAAACACTTGTGGTTCAAGCGAAACACTCGCTGGCCAGACCATTTGCACGACTGTGAGTTGATGCAGTTGGCTATGGTCATGCTTTGGAATGATCTAGCTTCCAGCACTTCAGAAAATTCTGGTGGTTGACAGATTATTCGCTGTGTGAATAGTCCGCTGAGTGTTGACTTACACAGTAGCAACCAAGCGTTCATATTTGCGTACTACCTACGCAAGTCTTGGAGCTTTGACTTTGCTTCAAGCTTTGACAGCAAAGCTTACGGTTGCGGCTTCTGCTATTGAGTCTGGTCAAGTTGTCCGCAGCACTTCTAGCTCTGACGTTTCCGTTGAGTTCGCTGAACCCGGTAAAGGTTCCGCCTCCGCTGGTGAGATGCTTGAAATGTGGGAATCACTGCTGAGTGATTACGATTACGCTGTGGTTCTTTTGAATGGAGATGGCATCACAAGCCCTTCCGATCTCCAGATTTACAACAAGATGCTTGGCAGTGTTCTTGTTGCAACGACTCGCTATTACGGTGATTTCACGCAGTTCCGTCGTGAAGCCACAACCAGAATGAGCTAATGGGAATCCTTCAGACCATTGCTAACAAGCTTTTCCCTCCTCCCGTCAACAAATACGAGGGAGCCGGTCAGTCGTTGCGTCGTTCGTATCTTGATACGTCTTACACTTCGGCTCGCTTTGATGTAACGAGTTCAACCCGTCAAGCGATTGTCCGTAAGTCCCGTTTCTTTGAGCAGAACAACGCTGTTCTAAACAGACTCGGAGATCTGTTTGAGAGCTACACCGTTGGCTCTAGCTTCTCGGTTCAACCTGCTTCCAGCGATCCTGCTTGGAATCTCAAAGCTAAGAAGTGGTTTGATGTTTGGAGCCGTTATCCCGATATCGGTTCTCGCCAGTCTTTCGGAACCATGATGAGCCAAGCGGCTCGCGGTTGGTTTTTCGACGGTGAGAGCTTTATCCTTCTCACTAAAGGTGAGAGCGGAAAGCCGAGACTTCAGCTTATCGAAGCTCAGTCAATTGCGACTCCTGTCGGTATGGAGTCTGATTTAACCGTTTTCGACGGTATCCGGTTTGACCCTAAGACTGGACGCGCAATCTCGTATTTTATCGGTTCAGAGAAGACGCAGGGTAATCTGACAGACGTTCGCTCAATTGGTTCCGACTCGGTGGTCCATATTTACGAACCGAATCGTCCCGGTCAGCTTAGAGGTCTTCCGTTTGTCTCTGCTGTAATCAACGACCTGCACGATCTCGACGACTTGCAGAAGTTGGAGATGGAAGCTTGCAAACTCGGTGCTTCTGTCGCTCAGATCGTCAAGACTGTTAGTGGTGAAGTTCAAGCCAGCAACCTCCGCGCTGGCACTGCTTCAACCACTCAGAACACTGCGGAGAACTATTACGAGCAAGTCTTTGGATCGTCTGTTAAAGTACTTAAGAACGGTGATTCATTTGAACAATTCGCAACGGAACGTCCCGGTGTAAATATGCGGGAATACTGGCGACAATTGACCGAGAAGGTATGTGCTGGTGTTGGTATTCCTTACGTTCTCGTTTATCCCGAGTCCATGCAGGGAACTGTCTATCGCGGTGCGCTAGATATGTCTGCTGTGTGGTTTAAGTCTCGACATCAAGTGATGTCGTCAGCGGCTCGTCGTATTTACGAGTACGTCATGGAGTACGCTATCAAGAGCGATCCTACGCTCAACGACGCTCCGTCTGACTGGTACGAAGTAGCCATTACGGCTCCACGCTCCCCGAATGTTGATGTTGGCCGTAACTCCGCTGCACAGCTTGCAGAGTTGGAGGCTGGCATTCTGACTTACGATGAGGTCTACGGATCGCGTGGACTTGATTGGCGTTCTTCGCTAGAAGCAAAAGCACAGCAAGCTTTGTTTGTGCGTCAACTCGCTGACAAATACGGAGTTGATGTATCTGAGATTTCGGTGATTCAGAAAGAACGTCCAGCGGCTAGTGCTGCACCGGCTATTGACATTGAAGATGATTCTTCTGAATCTCCGTCTCCAGTTGCTCCGTCAGAAGGTGGATCACAACCGCTTGTTGTAGAACAAACTGAAGTGACCGCTTCAGTCAAAAAGCAACGTAAGCCGCGAGCCAAGAAAACCGAATGAGCTTCACCAAGAAATCAGATTGGCTTTATTTTGCTCCTGCGGCTTCCGCTGGTGAGACTTCTACCATTCAGATCTTTGATCAGATTGGCGAGGATTGGTATGGCGGCAGCGGTCTGTCTGCAAAGCAGTTTTCAGATGTTCTGAACGAGATCGGCAATGGTCCGCTCTTGATTGAGATCAACTCTCCCGGTGGCAACGTCTGGGACGGTCTCAGCATCTATAACCAGCTTCGCGGTCGCAAAGCTCCGGTGACCACTCGGGTTGTCGGAATTGCGGCTTCAATTGCTTCCATCATTGCTCTTGCCGGTGATCGCGTCGAGATGGCCGATGCGGCTCTAATGATGATTCACGATCCTTCTGGCATGGCTTCCGGTACTTCGGAAGATATGCGGAAAATGGCTGACGCTCTGGATCAACACGCTGAAGTGCTGGTTGGCGTGTATGCTAAGAAGACCGGACGCTCTCCCGAGTCCATCCGCGCTGCAATGAAGGCGGAGACTTGGTTCACCACCGCTGAAGCAATTCAGTTTGGTCTAGTGGACAAGCCCATCAAACAGCTTGCGATGGCTGCTAAGTGGCATCCACGAGCCGTTACCAAGACGGCTCCTGAGACGGTCAAAAACAACCTCCGCAGAGGTCTAGAGCAATATGCTGAAGGTTTGGCTGGTGATGGTCTTGAGAAACAGACTGTGACTGAGGCTGAATCCCTCGTTGCTGGAGAAATCCCCACCGAAGATAAAGTCGAGAAGGCTAACGCTTGGTGGGGTCGCAATGAACGCTTTCTTGAGGCTGAACCCAATAGTCCCGCTGATGTAGCTGCCAACCTTTGGGGCGGTGCTGCTGGACGCGATTGGTTCCGCGCTCTGTACGCTCAACTAGAGCGTGAAGAACTGGAGGAAGATGAATCCCCAGACGACAAGATTTCTGCGGATGGCAACAACGCCGTCAGCGAAAATGGCAAAGTTTCTTTGCCGCAACCAACACAACAACCCGACACAAATATGTCCGATAGCACTACTGTGACGGCTGCGGCTGCTCCTGCCGCTTCCGTTGATCTCACCGCGATTCTCGCGAAGCTCTCCGCTTTGGAGGCTTCGATCAAATCGCCCACCGCCGCTCCCGCTCCTGATCCGGTGCGTCCCGTTATTGAGAATCTCGGAAACCCGTTGATGGAGAAGCACAAGAGCCTCCGCGCTGGTGCAGAGCGTAAGGGTTTCTTGATTCAGAACCACAGCGAGTTGCTGCGTCAGTCGCGCTTGATCGCTCCCCAGAACGCGAACACTTTCGCTGCCGGTCTGGTTGTCGATTACCTCGCTGACTCGGTTATTACTGTTGCGACTACTAAGTTGGCCATGATTGCCAATTTTACGCGCAACGTTGGTCTGGATAACTTGCGCCCCCGCGCTACCGTTCAGGTCAAGAAGTTCACTGGTGGGGATGACGCTCAGGACAACCTGACGGACTTCGAGAACAACTCTAACAACGAGTCCACTCTGGCTGCTACCTCGGTGACTGTTAACCAGATCACCAAGACTTTCACTGTCACTCAGCAAGAGTTGAATCAGGGTTTCCAGTTGGCTGATCTCGCTCAGGGTTCCGCTGAGATCTTCGCTCTTGCAATTAGCAAGAAGGTCACCGCTCAGATGACCGCTGCTCTGTTTGGTGCTGGTACTGTTATCGGTACTGCTGCCAACTTCGACACTAGCGACCTCCCTGCGATCTTGGCTCTGGCTAAGAACTACCGACAGAAGCTGTTGCTGTTGGATGGTAGTCACATGGCTCGATTGATGTTCTCCGGTCAGTTGACTGCTGCCGCTGGGACCAATCCGTTCCCTGATGCGCGATACGGCCCCCTGAACAACGGCTATTTCGGATTCGCGAACATCTTGGAGCAGAACGACTGGAGTGGAGCTATTGCGAACACCGCTGGTTTCGTCTGCGGTCAGGACGCTATTGCGGTTGCGAGCGGTCTGCCGGTTGGAATGATCGCTGGTGAGTTCGTTGAGCAGCGC